GAAGATATTCTCGGCTTTGGGGTTGACCTTCCACCACTTACCCGACGCAAAGATGTGATCGTTGGCCTCGGGCATGTCGGGCAGGTTCTCAACGTCCACAGGCACCACACCGCCGGGCTGTCGAAAGAACTTCCACGCATAGGCCCCACTCATCTTCTCCTTCTCGGCCATCCTGTGCCACCAATGGTCGTCATCACAAGGGTTGGTGTCCATCCAGATGCCGTGCCAAGTAGCCCCGCCATCGCGCTTGGTGGGATATCGGCCAACCCGGTGTGTCAAACCATCAATCACGGCTTTAGGCAGCTCACGCGCCTCATTGACCCAAGCACCTGTGAGCTCCAGCGACAGCAGCTTCCTGACATCCTTGGGTTGATCAAGGGCAAGGAACATGACCTCGCAGTCAATCCCAGCTGCACCCTCACGGGCAGGCAAGCGGATGTGGTGTGTGATAGGTGGTGTCCACAGCATGGGCCCAAACGTGCCTTCTGGGAATAGGTCAAGCCATGTTTTGATCGTTGTCGTCTTGAGCATGGGGTAGCTGTTCCTGACAATCGCCCAGCGGGAATACCTGACGTTGTCAATCGGACTGGCTTTTTGCTGGACAGCTTTGATGAAGATCTTGGCCGCGCAGCCGTAGCTCTTGCCAGAGCCCACCGGCCCCATGATCCCTTGAACAAAGTTCTTGGACTGAATGAAGTCGTAGATCACCGGCGACTCGCTGAAGTCTAGGTTCAAGCCGGCCATCGGCACCGTCTTGTCGGACATCTCTTTTGTACGGCTCATCTTCTTGCTCCAGTTTTCTAATCTGTCTTTTGCGCCACATGGTTCCCTAGCTTGAGTTTGGCTTCAATGGCTCTGGCAAAGCGTAAAGATTGCCAACTACTATCCCATCCGTTTTCCGAACAAATTGTTTTAATCTCTTCATCCGTCAGCCCAACCCATGTGCGCTGTGATGGCCGGGTGTAGAGAGGCACCGAAGTACTTTGTGTTTTGTTAAGCGAGTAGCGCCACTCATAAGACCCGTTAAGCTTTTTTATTCCCCATCTCCAAGCCACAGGCTTTTTACTTTCAATCATGCTTCCCCCCTTGGTGCCACGACATTGATATCAATCACAGACGGCTTCTCGCTGCCGTCATCCGGGTTGTCAAGCAGTCCACTTGCCTTGGCCAGCAGACGCAAAACACCCACCTTGTCGTAGAGCTCAATGTCCAGCGTGGAGTACACATTGCCGTCAGAGTCCTTCTTGCTGTTGACCTTGACAGACTTGATCGCATGCAGCGCATGCTCGGGGATATCGCTAGACCTCTTCACCGTCACATTGCCCTGCTCATCCCATGACATGATGTCTGTCAGCTTGGTGTTGGCCATGCTCAGCAACGCATAGGCCACAGCCTCTTTGTTGGCCACCAGCGTTGTGCTGCGATCCAGCCTGCGCTGCACAGACCTCACCCCACCCCAGTTGGTCAAGGGAGGGATCACGGTTGACTTAACCCTGCGCATCACGGACTTTCATCATTGCGTCTGCGTGGCAGTAGGCCAAGGCTGCACTTTTGGCTGAGTCGGTGCCGCCTACATCGTCCCAATATTCGCCGTTGGCTAGCAAGCCCTGCAACGCCTTGGCCGCAAAGTAGTCACGAAGGCTCATGCCAACGTATTGAATTAACTCATTGTTCCATTCAAAAGGAACTGGAAATGCTGGTGGGTTGTTCATGTCAGCCCCCATCAAAAAGGAATGTCATCATCAAGGTCTGGCACCACAGCCTTTGGCTTCGGCTGGGCAACAGCAGCACCATACTCAGGCACCACAGCAGCAGCCATCTTGGCCTTGCCCACCTTGAGCTTGAACCAAACCCCGCCGTCATCCTTCTTGTTGACGTAGACATCAAGGAAGTGCTTCGTGCCATCAGGCATCACAAACGTGCCCTTGTAGTCACCGTGCCATGTCTCAGTCTTGTCAGCGTTCTTCCAAGCCTTGCCCTCACTGGGCTTAATCTCGCGGTCATCTTGCATTGCAAATGCTCCTTTTGGTTATTGTCCTACACATGAAAAAAAAGGGAAGAGCTAACTTCCGGGGAAAAACAAGGGAAAACTCCTGTGGGAAAAACAAGGGAAAATTTCGGGATGACCCCCCATCGCTACGGTGAGGGGGCGGGGGGCAAGGGTATCGATCCCTGTGGCGCGGCCCTGCCGCGGCCTGCCTGCCGGGATGCCAGCAAATATGCGGCTTTCCCTGCCGCCAGCAGCCAGACACCCCTCGTTGCACCCTGCTTGTACAGAATCCATACGTTCGTATGCCATTTGTACAGGCTGTCTACAACGGCCTACAAGGCGCTGAAGGGCTTGGTGGCTACCTGTGCCTAGGCCAGCATGCTGTCTAGTCTGCATGGCACCATCCAAGGGCTTGGCGAGGCATCCAATCATCGGGTGTCTGCCACCAGCTGTCTGATCCCTGCCATCAGGACGTGGCTGCTGGGTGTGATGCCCTCGGCTCGGTACAGCGGGAGCAGCACCTCAAGGTTGTATCTAATCTGCTGTGCAGACATGCCGTCGCTAACAAGTTGTGCGATTTCTTGGTTGTTCAATACAGACATGTCTGCATCTTCTTTTTTAAAGTTATCCACAGAAGACAACAGCAACCCTTGTTCTATGTGTTCTCTACAACCCTCAGAGGTTGTGCCATAAACGCCTTCAGGTTGTATCTGGACAAAGTTATCCACAGGCGCTGGTTGTACTTGTTTGCTGTCTAGTTGTACAACCTCTGGGGGTTGTGCCTGTGCTCCCTTGGCTTGTGCCTTGTTGATGGCTGCTTTCATGTTTTTGACTGTGATTGTCTCGCCTGACTTGGGCATGATGGTGTACCTTTGTTTGGGTTGCTTGAGTACTTTGCTGATAGCTTGGGCGACTCTGGCTTGGCCCTCTTTGTCTGCTTGTTCTGCCTGCATGGCTTGTTGTTCTTTCATGTAGGGTGGCCTTGTGTCTTCGATGGCGCTGGTGATGCTGACTGCATCCTCGGCGCTGATGGTTGGGTCGAAGATGACACGCCAAGTTGTGTACCTTGCACCCGGCATGGGCTTCTTGAGTACTTCTAGGTAGCCTGCCTTGGTCAGCTTGACAAGGTGCTTGCTGATGGCTTGCTGGCTGATGCCGAGCCTGTCTGCCATGGTCTTTTGGCTAACCCAAGTGATGCCAGACCGGTTCATGTAGCTGCAAATCAGGATGAGTGACTTGATCATGCCGGGTGTTAGATCCTTGTCGGTGCATGCTTTGATCGGGATGACCGCGATCTTTCGCTGGTCTGGTGCCAAAGGCTCTTCCTTGATCTTTGGCTTCTTGGGCATGTTGAAGTGGACTGGTTCAGTCATCGCGTTCACTTGGATGCCTTCCAAAGCTTGGTGACGTTGTTGGCCAGCTCATTGGCCGCGGCTTGGCCACGCTTGTTTTGTACAGCCAAGATGTAGTCCCGCCGGCTGATCTGCGGTGTCTTCTTGCGCCTTGTGTTGACAGTGACAGGCAGCTTGTCGAAAACCCACTTGGCCTCGGTGTAGGCGCGGTAGGCTTCGCTGTAGCTGCCCACGCTGGTGCCGTCAGGCAGGGTGACTGACCTTGCATCTGGGTGTACCTTGCCGCAGCTGTGGCAGGTGAGCTCATCTGCCGAAGACACGGCTGATGATCTTTTGGCCAATGCTTGGCTGCTGTGCTTGCCAGCGCCGCTCCAGCTCAGTTGTCAGCTGCTTGCGCAGCCAAGTGGCACCGCCTATGTCCTTGAAGGCTTGCTTCTGGCTTGCAGTGACCCGCACCGCGATGCTGATCTGCTTGCCTGTAATCTCACTCTTGGGTCTTGGCATGGGTGTCCTTCAATATCTCTTCGTTTAGCTCAAACGCAATGCGCCTGACCTCATCTAGCAGCTCGCGCAGGTCGGCCACCGTGTTCATCTCCCGCTCAAGCGCGTGTTTAAGCAAGTCAATCTGGTAGTGCAGGTTGCGAAACTCGCCGTTGGCTTCCTGCGTGTCACGCACGGTGCCTTCGTCGTCCCGAAACAACTTGACGTAGCTGATGTGCATCACTTGATCTCCAAGAACTTAATCAAAGCCCATATGGCCAACAGCGTGATGAATGAGCCCAAGAACATGAGCGCAACGCAAATAAGAAAACTAATCATGTGTTTTCCTTTGCTCTGGTTTATCCAAGATCTCGTTGTATTTATCTGTAAGGTCAACAATGCAGTCTTGGAGCATGTCGAGCTGCAAAATGAAATGCGACTCATCAAATGTTTTT